ATATCGGCTGCTTGGCCCTTGCAATGGTCTGAGGTTTTTGATCCGCCCACTGCTGCATTTGACTCAGGACTACGGTAACCTGAGTTCACCTTGACACCTTTGCCATAATGATCGCGCACAGGATGAAGAACCTTCTCGCAGAGCAAGCGCAGGCTCTCTGTCTCGGCATCACCGGGAGTGTTGTCAAAACCCATACGCAGGGCAGTTTCTGATTTGGTCAGCTCATGCAGGCTGAAGTTGGCTGTGAGTTGCATTATTTAATCCCCTTCTGCGATTCAATCGCTTGGTTGTACAAACTGATACATGCGTTTAAACGTCTGATGGCTCTGTCGCCTTCATCGGTTAATTGGAAAAGAGCTTTTCCAAACGCTGGGTCAAGCTCGGCTCTAGCTTCTCCTCTGTTATCTCCTGCGGGAGTTGAGGAATCTGCGGTGGTTGGTACGGGGCAGGTCGTTTGGACAGGAACCCGCATCCGGTAAGTACCAGCAGTAATAGCAGCGTCGCGCTCTTGGGCAACAGTCTTGGCTTTCTCATTTGTCTTCCTCAGTGCGTCAGAAGTTGAATTGACGGCGGCAAGCAATGCCGCCTCCTTGGCTCTGGCTTGGGCATTCAGGCGATCAACCTCGGCTTGCTGAACTTTCTTTTCTACATGACCGCCGTACCAATACCCGCCGCCAAATGTCAGCAGCAGGGCAATCAGGCCGGAAAGCAAACCCTTCATGGTGCGGGCGGCTCGTTGTCGTTGGCTTCAGATTTGGATATTGCTGTAGCTACGGCTTTAATTCCTGATCTACCTGCTACACCGCCCAGCACGCCGGTGATGAACACCATGATGGTGGAAATCTGGCTTGTGTAAATCTTGTCGATTGGAGCCATGCCGGACATTGGCTGAGTGACGTAAGTCACTGAGTACAGGAACATAGCCATTGCGCCCAGAAGGATGCTGACCAGAACCACAATGACAAAAGCCCAGACACGGACTTCAATTTCTTCAGCGGTCATGCGCTGCTTGGTATTCATTACGACAGTAGCCATTACTTTTTCTCCTGCTCAGGTTTAACAAGTTGGTCTGGACATGTGCCGGTTGCTGTACATGTCGGCGGTTTGCATTCTGGATTACTCCAGTTTTTTGGGTCTTGGCACGGATACCGAAATCGGTCTTCGCACCCTGTCAAATATAGGATTGTCATCAAACACATCAGGACTTTTATCACGATTCTTCCTTTCAATTTCACGACGTAACTTCTCAACCTTTTCCATCTGAGCTTTGGCTTCTGCCTTTGTCTCCAGTACATCCAAGTACATGAACGCCAGCAGGGGCAACATCAGCGCCACCAAGATCACAGCCATAACCCATCCCAGCACGCCCATCAGATCTTCCTCCACTGGCTCAGCCACACGAACCACGTCCACAGGTAGAGGATAAGAATAAGCGTCAGGACGCTTGCTCCCGCCTTGAGGTTTAGATTTGCTTGCCTTTGGTGACGTTGCCATCTCAGCCTTCGCTCTTTCTGCTCTTGGGCCAATCTAGCCGCCTCCTGTTCGGCAGCAATTACATCCCTCATCTCAAACACCTTGCTGTACAGCGCACCCATTTCTGGAGGACTCTGATACACCATCGTTTCCCTGATCTGCACTTCCAGTGCCGCCATCTGATCCATTGCCATCACTCGCTTCAATGCGGCTTCCATCTGGTTTTGGTCAGGGTTGAAAACATTTCTGGACTTTTCTTCCTCCTCCCGGATGTGCGCGGCTAACTGTTCTTGGATTCTGAAGAATTCTGTAAGACTCTTGACAACTCCAACCATGACCTGCGTCTCGTCAACAGCGACATATTTGTCTTTCTTTTTCGCCACAGGCTTGGGCGCGGTTGGTTTTGGCGCACCGCCAAAGAGTTTTGCAAGCTTCCCCCAGAAACCATAGATTTCTCTTCCGACTCCGATAGCTTCGTCAACAGTAGCTTTAACCTCCATGAAAGAGGTTTTTGCTTGTTTGTATAGCTCACAACCCTCTTTGATGGCGGCAACGCAAGCATTTGCAGCAAAGAGGAGGGATATTGGATCAATTTCACGCTCCTAAATTAAGTTGAGTCCATGTGGCATCGCCGTTTTCATGCTCAATAATTTCACAGATTGTGTATTCTTCTATGAGTCGATCATATTTTTCAAATAAATCTAACCTTTGCTGTATGGCGGCTTCTTTTCCATTTACAAAAATATGTATGCCTTGCGCCGGAGAAAAGACTGCGTACTTCATGATACGGATCCATAAACACGGGTTGTGTTTCCGCTGACCCATGTGATAGTCTTGCCGTTAAGTGCAACAGCTTTACCGCCAGCACCACCAGCACCCACTGCTGAACCGCCAGATGCACCCCATCCACCACCACCTGCGGCTGGGCCAGTAGCATAGCTTGCACCAGCGCCGCCAGCGGAATTACCCGATCCACCTGCTCCGCCAGTTCCTCCTGAAGTAGTTTGACCAGCTCCGCCTGTACCGGGGAAAATCCTACCGCCACCACCGCCACCCCATGCATACCAGCCACCCGGGAAAGGTGAACTCGAATAATAAGATGTTGCACCGCCGCCGCCAGCACCGCCGCCACTAGCACCACCTGATGCACCATTTGCTCCAGCAGAACCCGGAGCGCCACCAGCGCCACCAGCATATTCATAAGGGCCGCCAGTTTGTTGACCTTGGCTTCCGCTACCGCCACCAGCACCGCCACCAGCACCGCCATGTTGATCGTTACATGCACCACCACCACCGCCGCCGCCACCAATATATGCAGCGGCGTTTGTATTGTTAACAGTTGTATTAAATCCAAGAGACAGTGCAGTACCGCCCGGATAACCAAAATAACCAAGACCTATACCACCATTTCCGCCCATACCGGATATGAAACCATTATTGACAACAGTAATTGTGTCGCCTGTTGTACCGCCGGTTAGCGTTAGACCTGCGTTGCTTGTACTGGTTGCATAAACCCAAATACCGTTGTTTACGGTAATTGTGATGTCGGATACTCCGGCGGTGTAGCCGCTGATAGCTGTTACATCTACAGTTGCATCAGCAGTATTTGCGCTAAATGTATAAGAAAGAGGAACCCTGTTAGTAGCATTATAAAAATTACTCAGGCTGATTGCGCCTGAAGTTGGAACGCTGGTATTGTTTGAAGTAATAATGCCGCCGCCACGGTAAAGCTGTGACATTGATGTTGTTGCAGTGGCTGATCTACCAAACTCGACATTTATAGAACGATTGGCGGTAGAACCACCAATACTCATTTGACCGCTAGATGCAAGTGCCATACATCCCCCTTACACGGTTCCGTATGCTGTCACGTTACCTGCGACAGTCAGATTGCCTGATGAATCAATCTTGGCTTTGTTTACGCCACCATAAGCAAAATACAATACGCCTGCTGTTTCTACAACAGACCAATTTGTACCAAGCGTAACTGTTCCAGACATTGTGGGGCTGGACATTGTGGGAGTTGTTAAGGTTGGCGAAGTAGATAAAACATTATTGCCAGAGCCTGTAGAAGTTGTGACTCCAGTACCGCCGTTGGCTACCGGCAAAGTTCCGGTTACGTCAGTGGTCAGCACAACCTGAGACAAAGTAGTGTTTGTACCGTCTGAGCGAAGCACTCGGTTATTTGTCTGTGTGCCTGCTAACGCATTGATTGCAGCTTGTTGGGTTGCCTGACCTGTACCGCCGTTGGCAATAGGTAGTGTTCCCGTCAAGCTTTGTGCTTTAACGTCATAGACGTTTGTGCCGTCTGACCAAATTATGATCTTGTCTGCTGCGGCAAGGGTTATCCCTGTACCGGCGGCGGTTGTGTTACCAATGACTGTAGAGTTGTACACCGTGATTGCATAGCTGGTGTTGTTCCAAACAATGTACTGTTTAGACGCAGGAGGGATGTAAACGCTGGTAGCTGCTGATGCCCCTGTGAACTTGAGCATGGCATACACCGCTTGGTTTAAGTTAGCGGTAGATGATGGCCCGTTGACGTAGGTCAGGGCTTGGCTGGTGGAAGTAATCGGTACAGCTTGGTATCCAGCTATTGCCGTGTCCATTATGTAAGCCAGATTGCTGTCTGTTGTTGCGCCCCACGCACCGGCTTGGTCGCCTGAGCCGATCAGTTCGATCCGCAGACTTGATGAATATGTACTGCTCATGGTGTTTCTCCTTGTTGGGGATTATCTGCGGGTTCAGGTGTATTGCCAAGGGCAAGCCAAGCAAGGTAGGCTTGGTAGTCTGTGTTGGCGGGGTTAACCATGAAACTGGTTATAGAACCATCATCATTTTGTTTACTGACGCATCTATTGTTTAAAATTTTATACATTTACAACTCCGAAGAAAAACCAAGATATGATGATGAATTGCTGGTAAATATTACATTGCCAGACGCCGCTGTAACACTTGTTGCAGGTGTTCCATTAACAAAATATCCAGTTGTTGAAGCTACATATAGAGATAGGGTTGGTATTGTTGCGCTGGCAGTAGTTCCATATTCAACTGAAAAATAACCAGCAGAATTTGGCGATGTCAGCGATGGGGCAATTCGCATAGGTACAGGTAAAGCCCCATATCCATATACTGATGTTGTGCTTCTGTTGTAACCAGACGCAATAGGTTGACTGTTGCCTGTAATTTGATAATAGTACCTCTGACACAAAGCCAACTCAGTCCCATAAGGTCGGTAATCAAAGCTAGTTGCTGTTGAGCCTTTTTCTAGTTGTACGCCTGTGATGTAGAAAGTTGCGCCGTTTGTGCCGACTACTGATGTAGCACCTGTGGCTGAATAATAAGTATTTCCAGACCAAGAGCCAGCAGTTCCACTACTTGTAGAGCCAACACCAAGTCCAAAATGAACTCTACAACCTATTCCATTTGTTGCGCCAATCCAGGTTCCACTTGTATCACCAGCAATAGTTACTGTTTTTTGTTCCCAAGTATTTGAGGCTGAAATTGTGTAAGTAAATGGATAAGACCTATTCCCTGCGCCATTTTCTAGTGCTCCACCAAAAGTACCCGTCAATGAAGAGCGAACCCAAAAAGATATTGTGATTGTTGCAGCTGATGCAGTTCCCCACGCCATGTCAGCAAAATTAAAACCTTCAATAAATTGATTAATAAGAAAATAATCACTTGCTACTATGCTATATGCAGAAGAAGATGTAACTCCTAAGTAATTATTAAAACCCACTGGCGGTGTAACTGAGCCTGCATTTTGTTGAGTAGTTAGTTTTGATGATTGAGATACATAAAAAAACCATCTATCAAGCGTATATGTTCCATTTGCAGGAGTAACACTCGCCCCCGCATTCCTCTGGTCAATCACCATCGCACCATTGATGATGCGGTTCTTGAA